CTACGAAAAGATGCACCAAATCAGGTGTCAAACGTCAATCCAGACGAACTATCAAAAGAAATTAATACGCTTCAAGAAATAAAACAAGAAGTTATTAATCAAGAAACAAAACTGAAAGAGTTAAAAGAAAGAGAAAAATATTATTCTAATATAATTATTCCTGATTTAATGAATCAGCTTAATTTAAAAACTCTTAAATTAAAAGACGGATCAGAAATATCTGTTAAAGATGTATTTGGTGTCTCAATAATTGCTGCTAAAAAGCAAGAGGCACACGACTGGCTTCGGAGACAGGGACTAGGCGCGATTGTGAAAAACGAAATCACAGTTAAGTTTGGTCTCAACGAAGATCACAAGGCAGAGCATTACGCTCTACTTGCACGAGGACAAGGTTATGAACCCGATCGGAAAATTGCAGTTCATGCCGGAACCCTTAGAACAACTTTGCGGGACTTTCATCAAAAAGGTGGCAGTATACCTGCAGAGTTGTTCAACATGTTTGAAGGAAATCAAACAGAAATAAAAACCAAAAATTAAACTACTAAACCAACAAACATTAAGGAGTAAATTATGGATAAACAAGTAGTAAAAAAGAATAGTGCAGGATCACTTGCAACTATAAATCTCAGAGGCGACGCTGGTAAAGGCGCTGAAGAAATAAGATCGGAAGATGTATCAACACCGATTTTAAAAATTCTTCATCAACTTTCACCGGAATGCAATGAGAGAGACCCTAAATATGTTGAAGGTGCAAAACCTGGCATGATATATGCAGCAGGCTTCACGCAACTTATTAACGGTAATGAGGGACTCAATGTGATTATAGCACATTCTCAAACTAGATATCCGGAGTGGCAGGAGAGAGGCGATAGTGCTTCTGCTCCAGTCGGAACTCATATAGAGATTCCAGCGGATGCCGTGGAAGAGAAGAATGGTAGATACAGACTACCAAACGGAAATTATGTAGAGAAAACTGCATACTTCTACGTATTAGCATTGGTCGATGGAGAACCAAGACCAGCAGTAATTGCTATGCGATCTTCAAATCTTACACCAGCGAGAGAGCTAAACAATCTTATTAAGAATCTAAGATTCTCTGATAAAGATGGTTCTTTCAATCCAGCTGCATACTCAGCGGTTTATAATTTAAAAACCGTAGGTAAAACAGCAGGCAGTAAAAGCTGGCATGTCTACAAACCATCAAGAGTTAGAAATCTTGATGTTAGTCTCGATGCAGATGCTGAGTTATATGAAATAGCACAGCAACTTCAAAAGACCGTATCTAAAGGTGCAGCGAAACCAAAATACGAAGCGCCTAAAAATACTGGAGACATTGTATAACAGAGTTGCCGCAGGCAACACTTGCGAGAAGGGGCGGGAAAGCGAGAGTGGAACCGCCCTTTAATACGTTATGGAAGATTTTGAAAAGTATTTTACTGGATTAAAAAGAGACTTTGGTTTTTGCAATGTCAAGAACGGATATCATGACCCCAAAACAAACAAACTTAAATTTGATCCAGGTGACTACGGCTGGGCCAAAAGACCCATAACAGAAAAAGATTATCAAGATCATTTAACCGGGCAAAAATCTATTGGCCTACAAGCATGTGATGATGAAAGCATGGCTAGCTTTGGTGCAATTGATGTTGACCCTGACGATTATGAAAAATTTGATTTACAAAAATATTTAAAAGTTATTGATACTAAAAATTTACCAGTCATTCCAATAGAATCAAAAAGTGGTGGACTTCACATTTATGTATTCACAAAAGAAAAAGTACCTGCATCTTTAATTAGAGAATTTTTATCTAATCTATTATTTTTATTTGGACTGCCAGCAAAGACAGAAATATTTCCTAAACAAACTGCTCTTGGTAAGAATCAAAATGGAGAAAGAACTACTGGTAGTTTTATAAACCTTCCATATTTTAATGGTAACGAACGTCAAGCATACAGACCTGACGGAAGTAAAATGGATCTAGATTATTTTTTAAAGGTAGTCGAAGCTAATTTACAAACAAAAGAAAGTTTACAAGAAGTTAGTAATAAAAAAATAAAAGAAGTATTAACGGGTGGACCTGAAGAGTTTGCTGATGGTCCTCCTTGTTTACAGATGATTTGCAAAGAGATACAGGAATCAGGCAACAAACTAAAAGATGAAAGAGATAGATTTTTATACAATTACATGGTTTTTGCTAAAAAGAAATTTAGTGAGAACTGGGAAAAGAAAGTTTTAGGAGCAGCTAGAAATTATATTTTGTATGATGAGATATGGGGTGATGGCAAAGTAGAAGAAAAAATTAAATATTGGAAAAAAGATACAGCAGGTTTTAAATGTAATGATTTACCTATTTCATCTTATTGCGCGAGGGGAACGTGTCTTAAGAGAAAGTTTGGTATTGGTGGTCACTTTGATTCGCAGTGGCCATCAGTATCAGGTTTAATTAGAATTATGTACAAACCTAATCATGAATATTTTTTTAATGTAGAAGTTGCAGCAGATAAAATTGTACAAGTACATGCAACTAGTATAAAACAATTTAACGAAATGAAACAAATGCGTAGTCTAATAGCTGACCACACAACAACCTACCCACCAAGCATTAAAGAAAAAGAATATCAGAATATATTAAACGGACTATGGGCAACCATGGAAACAATTCAACCACCCGCAGGCACAAACCCTGTAGACATGTTGAAGAAAGAATTATTTATGTATGTGAATGGACCTAAAGCTAGCTCGTATGCAGCTTTTAAAAGCGGTGCAGTTTTACATGAAGATAACAATTTTTATTTTATATACGATAAATTTTATGATGAATTAAAACGTGGAGATTGGAATCAAGAAAGAGCAAGAACAGCTACAATGATTAAACAATATTTTAAAGGTGAGTTTGATTGTCAAAAAAGATTTCCAAAAGGTGACAACGAAGAATCATTTCCACCATTACGAGTTTTAAAACTTCCTAAGGAAGGTTTAGAAAAAGAGGACATACCAGAAGAAATAATAGAAATAGAAGATAAGGAGAACATAGTATGAAGAAGCCACCTAAAGTTTATATATCAATGCCAACATATGATTTAATGCAAGTATCAACTTGTCTGTCATTGGTTAAACTATTTAACAAGTTTACGATTGCAAAGATACCTGCAGAGATAGGAACATTTAAGTGTCCTTACGTTGGTTATGGAAGAAACGTATTGACAGCCATGTTTTTAGAATCAGGTTTTGATTATCAATTGTTTGTAGATTCAGATTTAGAATTTGAACCTGATGTTGTTGGTCGTATGATAATAGCACAAAAGGATGCTATTTGTGTACCGTACAGAAAAAAAACACAGGACAATGTAGTTAAGTTTTCTGTAGAGTTTGATAATCCAACAGATATTCGTATAGATGAAAAAGGTATTGTAGAATTAAAAGCTGGCCCTGCAGGTTTAACATTAATACACAGAAAGGTTTATGAAAAATTAATGAAAGATAATCCACATTTAAAAATAAAACAAAAAGAAATAATATCTGAAAAAGCTAATTCTTATTTTTATAATTTTTGGGATACTACGTTTGGTGAAGATGGAACATGGTGGGGTGAGGATGTAAACTTCTGTAATTTAATTAGAAAATCTGGTTTTAAATTTTATGGAATAGTTGATGGTAAAACCACGCATCATGGAAACTATGGCTGGGCTGGGTCACTTGCCGATGGATTTAAAAAAGTTAATGGAAAAGATCAATAAAATATACGGACCACCTGGCACAGGTAAAACGTTTAGATTAATTAAACGTGTAAAAGCTTATCAACGTAAAGGTGTACCACTGCATAAGATAGGTTACTTTGCATTTACAAGAAAAGCTGCAGAGGAGGCACGTAAAAGAATAAACGTATCTGAAAAAGAAGTTCCATACTTTCAAACTATACACGCATTCTGTTATCACTTACTTGGATTAAAAGAAGAAGATATTATGCAACCTTATCATTACGAAGACTTAGGTAAAAAATTAAATATAAGAGTTTCGTTTACAGATAAATACAACGAAGAAGAAACACACTTCTTGACTTGTAACAATCCTTATTTTCAAATGATACAAAGAGCTATAAACAAAGACATAACTATTAGAAGAGAGTTTGATTTAAATGAACATGATAAAAAAGAAATAGACTTTGATACTTTAAATCACATTTATAGAAACTCATTACTATACAAAGCTAAAAATAATATTGTAGATTTTAATGACATCATAACAGAAGTAATAAAATCAAATAAAATACCTAGATTCAAAGCCATATTTATTGATGAAGCACAAGATCTATCTCCATTACAATGGAAACTTTACGACAAATTAAAAGAACACTGTGATCAAATCTATTTAGCTGGAGATGATGACCAAGCTATATATGCCTGGGCTGGAGCTGATGTTAATAGATTTATAAAAGAACCTGGTAAAGAGAGAGTATTAAGAAAATCAAGACGTATTTCTAAAGCTGTTCAAGAACAATCTGCTATACCAGTGAGCCGTATATCAGGCATCAGGAAACATAAAAATTATTTAGCACGAGATTATGAAGGCGAGTCGCATCATATATCTGATCTTAATCAGGTTGATCTAACACAGGGCAGATGGTTAATTCTTACAAGAACTAAAAGTAATTTATTGGATATTATGAAAGATTTAAAAAGTAAAAATTTTTATTATCAAAGTAACAAAGGTAAAAGTTTTAAGGTAGGTATGTATGAGGCAGCTCAGGCTTATACTAAATGGATTAAAGAAGGATCTTTAGATGATAAAGAAATAGCTTCTGTAAAAGAATATATACCTGCAGGTAACTGGGATCACAAAGTACCATGGTATGATAAGTTTGTAGCTGATCAAAAAGAAATTTTATATTTAAGAAATTTAATTGCATCAAAAGAAAATTTAAAAGAGAAAGCAAGAATATGGTTGTCAACTATTCATGCAATAAAAGGTGGTGAAGAAGACAATGTAATACTATCTCTACATCAGGGTCGTACCGTACAACAAGGAATCAAATCAAGTGTTGACAAACAAGATGAGGAGCATAGAGTGTGGTATGTTGGAGTTACGAGAGCAAGAAATAATCTATACAAGCTGAGAGCAAAAAAGAAATTAAGGGAGTACCAACTATGACAAACAAAGAAATGTTTAAGGGTGTGACTTACGATTCACTTGATAAACAAGTGGATGGAAATCATTATTCAAAAATGAAAATTCAACCTGCATATTTTATAAATGAGAATAACTTACCGTTTGCGGAAGGCAACGCTATAAAATATATTTGCAGGCACAAGTCGAAAGGCAAAGCAAAAGACATACAAAAAGCAATACATTATTTAGAAATGATATTAGAAAGGGATTATTCATGACACCTGGTTTTGGAATAGGAATGTTTTTTCTTGGTATGGGTTGTATAATTATAGGTGCTATAATGGCATTCTTTATAATTAGACAAGTAATGAAAGAAAGGAAAGAACCTACCAGGTTCGATGATTTAGAATGATTTTACCTCAAACAGAATGGGTTCAACCTACAGAGTATCCTGATCTTAGATCTTACGACGAGATAGCTATTGACTTGGAAACTAGAGATCCAGATTTAAAATCAAAAGGATCTGGTGCTGTTATTGGTAATGGTGAAATTGTAGGTATATCTGTAGCCACGTACAATGACAAATGGTATTTTCCTATTGCTCATCAAGAAGGACCTAACATGGATAGGGCAAAAACTATTGAATGGTTCAAAGATATTTTAGAATGTCCTGCTACAAAAATATTTCATAACGCCATGTATGACGTGTGTTGGATACGTAGTTTAGGTCTAAAGATAAATGGTTTAGTTGTAGATACAATGATTGCATCTTCTTTATTAGATGAAAATAGATTCTCATACACATTAAATACTTTGTCATGGCATTTTTTAAACGAAGGAAAAAACGAAAGAGCTTTACTAGAAGCTGCTAAGTCAAGAGGGTTAGATGCAAAAGCTGATATGTGGAGATTACCTGCGCATGAAGTTGGAGCATACGCTGAAAAAGATGCGGAGTTAACTTTTAAACTTTGGCAGCATGTAAAAAAATTAATGATCGAAAATGATTTAGAAAATATATTTAATCTCGAGACAGATCTTTTTCCTTGTCTGGTTGATATGCGTTACCTAGGGGTGCGGGTAGACGTGACAGCAGCCAATCAATTGAAAACAGAATTAACCAAAAAAGAAGAATCATTGTTACACCAAGTAAAAAAAGAAACAGGAGTAGATACTCAGATATGGGCTGCAAGATCAATTGCCAAAGTTTTTGAAAAACTAAACCTGTCTTACGAACGTACTGCGAAATCTGATGAACCTTCATTTACTAAAAATTTTCTCTCCAATCATGAGCATCCTACCATACAGAAGATAGCTGAAGCAAGAAGGATTAATAAAGTAAACACAACTTTCATAGATACAATATTAAAACATGAACACAAAGGTAGAATACACGCTGAGATAAATCAAATTAGATCTGATGATGGTGGTACAATCACTGGACGTTTTTCATATTCTAATCCAAACCTACAACAAATACCTGCGCGTGATAAAGTTTTAGGTCCGATGATAAGAAGTTTATTTATACCTGAGGAAGGTTGTCAGTGGGGTTGCTTTGACTACTCGCAACAGGAACCAAGACTTGTTGCACATTATGCATTACGTTATGGGTTGCCTTCAGTAAATACAATTGCAGATTCGTATGACACTGACCCTTCGACCGACTTTCACAAAATCGTTGCAGATATGGCAGAAATACCCCGGTCACAAGCAAAAGTGATCAATTTGGGTCTTTTCTATGGTATGGGAAAAGCAAAACTACAAGCAGAGTTAGGTGTATCTAAATTTAAAGCTCAAGAATTATTTGATAAGTATCACAGCAAAGTTCCTTTTGTAAAACAATTAATGAATGAAGTTATGAAAGCTGGTTCTAAAAAAGGTCAAATTAAAACTTTGTTAGGTAGACGATGTAGATTTCCTAAATATGAACCTATCCTTCGTGGGTCAGACTGGGGTAAATACATACCAGCTGAAGATGAAGAACGTATGCAGGATCTACAAAAGATGGGACCATATTTAAAAGATGATGAAGGTGAAATATTAAAAGATAGTGATGGTAATTTTAAAAAAAATTATTGGCACAACAATCCTACGCGTAGAGCTTTTACATACAAAGCATTAAATAAATTAATACAAGGTTCAGCCGCTGACATGACAAAAAAAGCTATGTTAGAGTTATATAAAGAAGGAATTATACCACATATTCAGGTGCACGATGAATTAGATATATCAGTTAAGGACGAAGAAGAAGCTGCTAAGATAAGAGATGTGATGGAAAACGCAGTTGACTTGAAGATACCAAACAAGGTAGACTATGAGTCAGGTCCTAATTGGGGATCTATTAAATGATTTATGGCTTATCTAAATGCAAACATACCAGTAACCTACGCTCAAATTAGAAGGGAGTATCTATATGATTTACAAAAACATCATGGAGAAGTTGAAGACTGTATTATCTTTGGTCTTAGCGCTATTACAGGTCGTTCGATCTTGTTTCATGCCATTATGGAGAACGGTGCGATCTTTTATAGATTACCTATTACAGCTTTTATTCAGAGGGGCTTTAAACCAAAAGATGTACCCATACGAAGACTTGATGAACTTCAGCTTTGGAACTCTTTTAGTTATTATCCTGCTATTACTTCTTGGGATATTTTAGACGGACAAGCAGGAAAATACATAGGCAAAGACAAAAAATGGCACCCAGGTAAATACTTATTTACAGTTGACTTTGCACATCCAGAGAGTAACATATTAGATACTGATCATTCTGAGATCCCGCACGAACACAAGTGCGCACACATAATTGCATTAGACGATGGTAATTATGCAGCACAACCAAACAATAGATGTATCTGGGATATACCTTCTTTTACTGTAAAAGATAATATACCAGATTGGAAAGTGCAGACTAACGAATGGAACGTAGAAGACACGAGTCAGTGGAGAACAGAAGATACTGATAAATTCTTTTACGAAATTGAGGAGAAAAAACATGATTGAAAAATGTAAAAGACTTTGTTGTAAAATTTGGGACAAAGTTAAAAGTTGGATATGGGGATAATTATGGGAGATAGCCAGGATGGATTACAGATTCACAGCTATTCT